AAATAACCAAAATTTTACAATCATGGCAACTAAACCCGGTTTATACGCAAACATCCACGCTAAGCAAGAGCGCATTAAAGCTGGCTCGGGCGAAAAGATGCGCAAGCCGGGCACCAAAGGCGCCCCCACAGCTAAACAATTTAAAGAGTCTGCAAAGACCGCTAAAAAATAATGGCAACTAAAAAATCACCCCCAAACAAAAAGACGTTCACCGAGGAAATGGCTAAGACCGTTTTGGAACTTGGCAAACAGGGCGCCTCTCAAAAATCAATGTATGCCGCCATCGGTATTAGCCGTGGTACGGCAGCAAAGTGGAAAAAAGAAGACCCATACTTTGCAGAGACCATGGATATGGCAACAGTATATGGTCAGTCTTATTGGGAAATGATGCTCCTAGCCAACGTGGACAACAAAGCATTTAACTCCAGGATCGCTGAAATTGCCCTTCGAGGACAGTATCCCGATGATTACAAAGATAACCGCGAAATTAAGTCCGAGGTAAAGAACGAGGTTTCCGTTAATTTTAATGAGGAAATCGCAAAATTAATTAAAGCATTAAAAGAGTAATATCAATCAACGGGGAACGGGTTTAGCGGCCCTGCCAGTGCTTACTCACTGGCTACCCACCAAACTTATCAGTAAGGATAAAATCAATGAAAAACTGCAATTCATGCGGCATTCAAAAACCAGTAACTGAGTTTCATAAACATAAAAAAGCAAAAGACGGGTTAGTTTTGTGCTGCAAAGCGTGCGCAAAACTAAAAGCTGCCCTTTGGTATTCTAAAAATCGAGAAAAAGTAATTTCACGAACTCGAGAATGGGGTAAAAATAATTTAGAAAAAGTTAAAAAAGCTCAACGAAATTATCATACAAAAACAAAGTACGGTATAACTTTTGAACAAGAGCAAGAATTAAAGAATATACAAAATAATAGATGTGCTATTTGCGAAGATGTATTGGGTCTGGGGCACAAAGCCCACATAGATCATTCTCATGCAACTGGGGAAATACGAGGTATTCTTTGTCATCTTTGTAATGTACTTTTAGGGCAAGCTAGAGATTCCATAGAAATTTTAAAATCCGCCCAAAAATATTTAGAAAAATATACTGAAAAATCAGACTAAAAATACTTAAAAATGCGTATTAGTAAATATACCCAGTAAAAAATTCTAAAAAGGTAAAAATGACGGCTCATGCTCTTCTTTCAGCTTCGGGTTCCAAACGGTGGCTTTCATGCACCCCTTCGGCCAGACTTGAGGCAACACTCCCAGAACAAAAACGAAGTACCAAGGGGATTGATTTCTCCGCAGAAGGCACACTAGCCCACTCCCTTGGAGAAATACGTTTACGACTAAATTTCAATCAAATAGGACACGACGAGTATGACCGCGAGTATGAAATCATCAAAACCCACCCAATCTACAAAGCGTACTCCAAAGAAGAGCGCGAAGATTTCGAAGCAAATGTCGACAATTACGTCCTTTACGTTCGCAGTCAAATTGGCGAGGGCGATCGATCACTTTTTGAGCAACGTGTGGACTTCTCTGAGTGGGTTCCTGATGGCTTTGGTACGGCCGATGTGGTTATACTTTCTAAGCACGCCATTCGCGTCATCGACCTCAAGTTCGGTAAAGGAATCCCTGTCCATGCACAAGATAACCCACAACTCAGACTATACGCACTTGGAGCCTGGGCAAAGTTCCGCGACGAGTATCCAGAGATCCACGAAATCAGCTACACTATTCACCAGCCGCGGCTCGATAGCATTTCCACTGACGGAACAAGCCTTGTCAAACTTGTCGACTGGGCCAATTACTACGTACGCCCAAAAGCGAAAAAAGCGTGGAGTGGTGCTGGCGAATTCCTCCCCGGCGAATGGTGCCAGTTCTGCAAAGCCAAAGCGCAGTGCCGAGCCCGCAGCGATTTTAACACCGAGCTCGCCAAGCAAGAATTCAAAGCCCCGCCCCTCCTCAGTGAAGAAGAAGTTAGTCAAGTCCTCGCAAAAGCCCAAGGCCTAAAAACCTGGGTTAACGATGTGGAAGAGTTTGCACTTACCCGAGCTATCAATCAAAACATTGTGCCGCCAGGTTACACACTCTCCACCACAAAGACCCACCGTAAGATATCAGATACGGCCTTAGCGGCCACCGTTTTGGTTGAGAAGGGTATGGACCCAAAAGCTATTTGGGAGGCTCCAAAGCTCAAATCAATCGCCTCGTTGGAAAAATTAGGACCTAAAGGACAAGTAGCATCTTGGCTTGGTAACTTGATTTTAAGGCCAGAAGGAGAGCCCAAACTGGTGCGAGCTAAAGAGGATGTCGCGGAGGATTTTAAATGAGTACGTGGCTAATAGGCGCAATGGGGATTGTGTACGCCATTGTGTCAATAGATCAATTTATTAAAGGCGGCGTAGGTCAAGGTATTATGTTTATGGGCTACGCCATTGGAAATATAGGGCTAGTAATCGTGGCCAAATAGGAGTTTATATGCTGGTAGAATGCTACGGATCTGAGTTTGATATTCCGGATATGTTAATCGACCAGTTTGTAAAAGACTTTGATGGGCTTCCCGGAGGAAGATACCGAGAAGGTGTTCTTCAGATTCGGGAGTCTATTGAGGAAATCTTAGACATTGTGGCAGATGATCCAGAATTGTTGTACGAGAAGGAGTACCACACCGACTTCATTAGGGCATTGGCAATGAAGCAGGCGTTGGGTGAGTTAGGCATTTTGTACGATTCATAATTATTTCACATTGTGAAATTAAATGATAGTTAATTTGCGTATTAGTAACAACAGTAAGAGGGTAAATTGACTGGCACCCATAAGATCAGTCAAATCTAAAACGTTAAAAAGGTAAAAATAATTATGGCAGCTAAATCGAATAAAATTAAGTTTGTAACCGGTAAGGTACGTTTCTCTTTTGCTCATGTGTTTGAGCCAGCAGAAACATTGAACGGTACACTTAAGTACTCATCAATGATTCTTATTCCAAAATCGGATAAGGAAACTATTGCACGGTTTAATAAAGCATTTGAAGAATGTAAAGCCACTAACGCTGCATACTTTGGGGGTTCAGTTCCTAAGGTATTAAAAGGTGGTTTGCGTGACGGTGCTACAGAGCGTGAAGATGATACCTTTGCAGACTATTACTTCATTAACGCATCAAGCAATGAAAAGCCCGGTGTTGTAGATTCAGACTTAAACCCAATCATCGATAGCAATGAGTTTTACTCTGGATGCTACGGTCGTGCCTCAATTACATTGTACCCATACGATGTATCTGGATCACGTGGAATTGCATGCGGTTTGAACAACGTGCAAAAGTTAGAAGACGGTGAGAAGTTTGGTGGAGCTACATCAGCAGCGGCAGATTTCGCAGTATAAGTTTTAGAAGTACCCAGTAGATGGGTTGGCCCAGCGTAGAAACTACGCTGGGCTTTTTGCCCTTTAGATAAACCAATAATAACAAGAAAGACACCATGGATAGCTATCAAGAATATATTGGAATGAGCCGTTACGCCCGTTACCAAGACGACAAAGGTCGTAGAGAGACTTGGGATGAAACAGTTGGTCGTTTCGTAGATTATATTTTTAGCCGTACACCAGCAATCACCGCAGATTCTGCGTTAAAAGAAGAGCTATTCACCGCAATCAAGAACCTAGAACTAATGCCGTCCATGCGCGCCATGATGACAGCAGGAAAGAGTGCCGACCGTGACAATACTTGCGTCTATAACTGCAGCTATCTCCCAATTGATGATCCGAAGTCGTTTGACGAAGCGATGTTTATCCTCCTGTGTGGCACTGGAGTTGGTTTCTCAGTCGAAGCAAAGTATATTAGTCAGTTGCCGGAAGTGCCAGACCGTCTATTCGATTCCGAACACACCATTACCGTCCACGATTCTAAAGAAGGATGGGCCAAATCCCTCCGACTCCTCCTCGCAAACCTCTGGGCTGGAGAAATCCCTAAGTGGAATGTTGAGTCCATCCGCCCCGCTGGAGCACGACTCAAAACTTTTGGAGGACGTGCTTCTGGGCCAGAACCATTAGTAGAACTTTTTAAGTTCGCAGTTAATTTATTTAAGGGTGCAAAAGGTCGTCGTTTAAACTCATTAGAATGCCATGACTTGATGTGCAAAATTGGTGAGGTGGTTGTAGTGGGTGGCGTACGTCGCTCTGCAATGATCTCACTATCTGATCTTGATGATGAAAGGATTCGCCATGCAAAAGCAGGACCATGGTGGGATACTGCCCCGCACCGCGCTCTTGCGAACAACAGTGCGGTGTATAACGAAACACCTACTGTCGGAAAGTTCATGGAAGAATGGTTATCACTTTACAACTCCCATTCCGGTGAACGAGGCATTTTTAATCGGG